CGATCTCTGCGAGCTTGCCGGGGATCGCCGACACGGCGTCGCCGATCCACCCGAACAGCATGTCGCGCAACGTGCCCCAGTCCTGATTGAAGATCGCATCCACGAAACGGGTGATCCAGCCGACCACCGCGGTCACGGCGGGCACCAGCTTGTCGATCAGGACCCCAGCGAACACCGCCATGTTCTCGATGATCGGGATCAGGTAGGGAAGGATCTTGATGAGGATCCGGTCGGTGAGCGTGGCGAACAGCACGACCAGCGGGACCAGCGCGACCAGGAGCCGACCGAGCGGGGGGATCAGCGGCAGGAAGGCCGACGTCAACTGCGGGATCATCGGCAACAGCTGGTCGAACACGGGCTTGAGCCCCTCGGCCAGCTGGGTGATGACCGGCGCGAGCGCCGTCGCGAGCTGGGCGATGACCGGGGCGAGCGCGGTCAGGATCGTCCCGGCGATGTCGGCGAAGATGGGCAGCAACGGACCCAGCGACACCAGCAACTCGCCGAGCGCGGGCAGGATCTGCGAGAGGGCAGACGACAAGGAGTTGCCGAGCGTCGTCGCGAACTCCTCGATGTACGGGGCCAGCTTCTCGATCACCGGACCGAGTGCCGACAAGACGGTGGTGAACACACCACCGAGCACGTCGAACACCGGGGCCAACACCGGGAGGATCTTGCCGATCGTCGTGATGATCCCACCCAGCACGTCGGCGATCACGGGACCCGTCGTCGTCATGATGCCCTGGATCGTCTCGGTGAGCTGAGGCATCGCAGACTTGAGGCCCTCGACCACCGGCGTCATCACGGCTGCGAGCCCTTGACCGAGCGTGTCCTTCAGCGTCGAGAGCATCCCGGTGAGGGTCTGGCTCTGGCGGTCCATCGCACCGGCCGCGCCGGGGAACTTCTCCATGCCGGCGAGCACGGCCTGGATCGCCTGGTCGGCGGGGATCGCTCCCGCCTCCATCTGCTTGAAGGCATCGGCGGTCGAGATGCCCATCGAGTCGGCGATGGCCGAGATCGCCGAGAAGCCGGGCACCGCCTCGGAGATCTGCTGCAGCTCCTCGGCCGACGCCTTGCCCTTGCCCTTCATCTGACCGAGGGCGCGGATGACGGACTGGATTCCGTCCTCACCGACGCCGAGAACCGCCGCCGTGTCGCCGATCTTCGTGAGGGTCGGGATGACGTCCTCGGCCGAGAACCCAACGCCAAGAAGCTGCCGGGCTGCATCCTGCAGGCCCGGCAGCTCGAAAGGAGTCTTCGCGGCGAAGTCCTTCATCTGGGCGATGAAGTCCTGCGCCTTCTGTGCGTCACCGAGCATGCCGGTGAACGCGACCGCGGCCTGCTCGTTCGCGGCTGCGGTCTTGATCCCCCACGCGGCCGCGGCCGTTGCGCCGACGCCGAGCGCCGCACCGAAACCGACCATGGCCGTCTTGGCGACGCTTGAGAGCCCTGAGCCGAACCGCTTGCCGAACGCCTTCGAGGACCGGTCACCGGCATCGTCCGCGGCCTGCTCGAGGGGGCGACCGATCTCGGTCGCGGCCTCACCGCGGAGACGAGACGCGACCCCACGCATCGAGGGGATGATCTGCAGGGACGCGTATCCGACGTTCTCCATCAGGGCGTCACCTCCCTCGGTGCTCTCAGTTCGCCGGCCTCGATGCGTCGGCGGCGCTCAGCGGCACGTTGACGGGCGTTCGCCATCGCCGCGCGCCGTTCCGGGCTGGTCTGCCGGGCCCGGTCGACTCGCTTGGCCGCAGAGGCCAGCGCCGGGTGCGGCGTCTTGGAATGTGCAGCTGCCTGCCAGACGTGGGCGAGCAGCACGTGCTCGAGGTTCCACGCGGGCTGCCCGTCGCGTTCCAGCGTGCGGACCGCCGAGTCGGCGGGCAGGTGACGGACCCGCACTGCGATCATGCGCAGCGTGAGGACCCGGCGGCCGTGCTCGAAGCGCCACCGGTCTCGGATGTCGATGCCGTGGAACCGGGACAGGTCGGCCTCCACCGCGTCCGGGTGCTCCCGAAGCAGGCGGAGGAGGCCGGCTATTCCCCCGTGCCAGCGAAGCCGAGCGCCTTCGCGATCGCGTCACCGAGCTCGTTCAGGTCGCGGACCTTGAGCCCGGTGGCACGCAGCCGCGCCCACTGGGTTTCGCCGAGGAGCGCCCGCACGAACCCGACAGCCTTGCCTGCCTCGAACGCCTCCAGGACCTCGATGTCGCAGTCGTCGATGGTGGAGGGCAGGGCCAGCGTTTGGCCCCGCCACTCCACCTCGACGGTCACCCCCGGTGTCCCGTCGACCTGCGCGGGGTCGCTCACGAGCCCACCTCAGCGGTCTTCTGCTCGTCGAAGAGCACGCCGTCGGCATCCGGGAAGATCGTCGCCACGAGCGGGTAGCCGGTGGCGTCCGTCTCGTTCTCGGAGATGTCCCCGTCGACGGCGACCTGCGCCTTCTCTCGGGTGATGACCCGGCGCACCGTCGAGCCGTTGCGGGTCTCGAACGCGATCTTCACGTCGACCGGGCGGGGCACCGAGATCTCGCCCTCGGCGGAACCGGGGTAGACGAGCGCACGGACCGTGTCGTTGTACTCGAAGGCGGTGAAGCTGCGCGTGAGCTTGAAGTTGCGCCGGGTCGTGGCGATCAGGATGCCACCCCAGGCGTAGATGTCGTTCGTGTCCTCGTCGCGCGTCTCGGTGAAGCCGTCGTCACCGTTCAGCAGGCCGACGAGCTCCCAGTCGGCGTCGAAGGCGTCGTCGACATCGGTCGGGATCGCCGCGTCGAGGTTGAAGGAGACGTACACGTCGGCATCTGCCCACGTGTGCGCCTTGGTCGGGTCGCCGGACATGTGTCCTCCTAGGTGATGGGAACGGACCGCAGGCCGATGCGCAGCGCCGCCGTGGCGAGCTCCGTGCCGGTGTCTGGGTCGCGTGTGGGGATCGGTCCGGAGACCGGTTGGGTTGGCCACTCCTGCTGTCCGAGCAGGAGCCCGAGAGCGAGGCCGCAGAGCTGCTTCGCTCCCGTCCTGGACGGCGCCCAGGCGGTGAGCCGCACGAGCGCCGAGGCTTGGATCGGGTGGGTGAGCGTGACCCCGTCGACGGTCACCTGCAGGTGGGCTGGTGAGGTGCGCGTGTGGTCATCGGGCACGTCGACGCCGACGGTGGCCCCGTCGAGCATGCCGGTGAGGTAGTCGACGACGACGTGCTCGGCGTCGGGGTAGGTGACCTCGGGCTTGCTCATCGGGCCGTCACCTTGTGGCCCGTGCCCTCGGCCGCCCGAGTGAGGCTGCCGTCCTTCGCCTGGATCGGGACACCGGCCGGATGGGCGATCGTGACCGAGGAGGCGGCACGGTCGGTCGTGTAGTCGTCGACCCGCACGGCGTCGACAAGGTCGTTGCGGATGATCGCGTCATCGACACGAAGGGCATCGGCGATGTCCTCGGCCTCACGGTGGACCGCGGCGGCGACCTCGGCGCTCCTCAGGATGCGTCGGATGCCGGGGCGGTCGAGCCGGACCTGGTTCATGCGGGAGCGGGCCATCGGCGGGCCTCCTCGATCAGTCGGCGCATCTCAGCCGGTCGTCGCCCTGCAGCGCGGTAGCGGCGCAGCAGTTGGCGGTTCGTGTCGCTCCCCCAGCGTCGAGTCATCCGTTCGGCGGGTGGGTGCCACAGGTGCCACAGGGGTGCCGATCCACGCCACGGTCGGCCATGCAGCGCGGTGAGGGCGAGCGCCCAGGCCTCGTCCTCCTGGCCCCAGCCGACGAACCGGGGGTCAAGGGGGCAGTCGTCGAGAACCGCCCGGGTGGTGACGACGATGCCGCCGCCCGGGTAGCCGAGGTAGGGGCGCTCCGTTGTCGGTCCTTCGAGGGTCGACCCGTTCAGGACCTTGGTGGTCGCTTCGTCGGTGAGGCGGTGCACGAGGCGGTGCGGGACCGCCCACGCCGCCCCGGCCGAGACCGCGGTGATCGCGTCGTCGAGGCGGTCGCACCACACGTCAGCGTCCGACACGACCACGATGTCGTCGTCGCAGCGGGCGAGCGCGTCAGCGACCGCGTCGGCCTTGCACCACCGCCCGGCGCCACACGTGCCGATCGCGACGGGGTACGGGAGCCGGTCGGTCAGCCAAGCGAGGGCGTCCTCACGGTGCGGGCAGCCGGCCCGCCATGGGATCAGGACAGTGGGCACGGGTCGAACACGAGCCCGGTAGCGGCCGGATCGGCCGCCCAGTACCAGGTGTAGAACAGCTCGGCGATGGCGGCTTCGCCGCCGGCTTCGAGAAGCTGGCCCCATTCGCGCCAGTGGGCACCGAAGTGCTCGGGTAGGTCGGTGGCGGCGTAGGCCTTGGCGCCGTTGCGGACCTTGCGCACCAACTGGTCGACCGAGCGGTACGGGAAGTGACGCACCGTGTGGACGCGCGCCGCCGTGGTGCCCGTTCCATCGAGGTAGTGGGCGCCATGGTTGCCTTGCTCGATCACCAGGTCGGGGCGCCAGCGTGCCGCCACCTTCTGAAGGGGCGCAGGTTCGGTTCGATGCCACCCGATGCGACGCACCGGGTCACGCTCGGTGCAGTCGTCGGCGGCTGACGCCACATGATCGAACAGGTCGGCAAGCGCCACGTCGACCCCGGCGAGATGGCCGAGCACGTCACCGAGCGGCGTGCCGTCGGCGGTCACGTGGACCTCGTCGGCGTCGAACGGGACGACCCAGTCACCCGGGCCCGCACCACAACGGTGGGCCAGAGCAGTGATCTTCGCCGACTGGTAGTAGCCGACTTCGTCGTCGTGGACGACGGTGACGTCCAGCTCGTGAAGGATCTCGCTCGTTCCGTCCGACGAGCCATTGTCGGCGACGAGGACCTCGTCGACCTGACCGGCCATGTGGGCGACGGTCGTGCCGACGATGTCGGCTTCGTCTTTCACCATCGACACGGCGAACGTGGCCATCAGTAGCCGTTCCCGGCGCGGTGGTCACCGATGTGGGTCACCCACTCACCCGAGTCGCGTGCGCCCCAGTAGCCGAAGCGCACGGCCGGATCCTCGCAGAGACGGACACCGAATCGTCCTTCGCTCTCCGGCCCTTGCGGCCAGCCACGGTCGATCAGCGACCGGCGGTACAGGCTCGGGTTCGTCGTGAAGAACCGTCGGTGCTCGAGCCACGCCGAGCGGCCGTCGGACACCTCGACGAACTCGTGGGGGTGCAGCTCCACGATGCCGCCGGCGGCACGCTCAGCGTCGTTCCATGGTTGGCGCCGCAACGCGAGCTGCACCAGGTGGGGGCGGGCGTCGAGGACTTCAGCCATGTCGTTGACCGGGACCGGTCGGTTGAAGGTGAAGTCGTCCTCGAGGTGGAACACGTGGGTGCAGTCGAGATCCGACAGGGCATCCCAGCCGGCCTGGATCGCACCAGCGAACCCGCGACGCCCTGAGGTGGGGTGCACGATCCGGAAGTCATCGCCGAACGTGGCGTCGAGCCAACGGCACCACGACTCGTCGGGCTCGTCGTTCACCATCACGGCGACCGTCGGGGTCGGGAGGTTCACGGCCGCCGAGGCGAGCGTCTGCTCCAGACAGGCGCGTCGCCCGTCGGTCAGCACGAGCAGCGCGAGGTTCATGCCGCCTCCCCTAGGCCGTTCGCGGCGAGGATCGCCTGGTGTGCTGCCATGCGGACCGAGCGCGGCGCCGAGCGGTTCCGTGATCTCGGGTTCACCCACGCCCGGTAGACAGCGTCCGGGACGGCCTCGAAGGAGGCTCCAGCGAGGTGGCACCGCAGCCACAGGTCCCAGTCCTCGGACCAGGCGAAGTCGCGCCATCCGCCGACATCGCGGACCAGTTCGGTGCGCACCAGGGAGCCGATCACCAGCCAGTTGCCTTCGGGGAGGCACCCGGCGGAGCAGTCGTGGCCGTGACCGGCGACGTTCGGCACGCGTGCCGGTGGATCTCGGAGCACACCCGGCCGCACGTAGCGGACCGCCGGCGCCCGCACGTCAGCCGCGCCGGTGGCCATCGCGTCGAAGAAGCCGTCCTCGAGCTCGTCATCGGCGTCGAGATGGCACACCCACTCGGTGTCCACCTGGGCGACGCCACCGTTGCGAGCATCGTGGAGGGTCTCGGCGTGATGGTGAACGACCGGGACACCGAATCGGCGGGCCGACGGCAGCGCTCGTGTCTCAGCGAGCTGCACCCAACGTCGTGAGCCGAAGGTCGCGACGACGATCGTCACGTCCACAGTCGGCTCCGGCGGCGGAACAGGCGGCGGTCGTCGGCACGCCGCCGCTCGCCGAGCTTGTAGGTCGCGTCCCGTTCGGCCTTGCCGTGGTACGGGTGGAAGTGCTCGACGATCGAGTCGGCGGCGGCGGCGAACACGCCGCGGGACTTCGCCACGCCGACGAGCTCGTCGTCGCAGTACCAGTGCCGGTAGCCCTCGTGCAGCACCATGCCCGGCTTGTCGGCCGTGCCACCCGGGTCATCGCAGTAGACGCGCGTCACCAGGGTGTGTGTCGAGTGCTCACCGGCGATGACGCGGGCGTTGCCCAGGTCGTTCGTTCCCACGACCTGGATGGCGCCATCCAGCTGACGGAGAGCCGCGGTGAGCCAGCCCGGATGGAAGCGGACGTCGTCGGCGGCGAGGAACAGCAGCGGCTCGCTCGTCTCGCGATACGCGGCGTTGACCTTGCACGGGTACGACACCCGCGACTTCGCCACGACGAGCACGTCGGCGCCAGTAGCTCCGATCGCGGCGAGTTCGTCGCGATCCGTCTCGTCGGCCACGAACAACACCCGGTGCGATTCCGGGGTGGCCGCCTCGATCGACTCCAGGAGCGGCGCCACGCTGTCGGGACGGTTGAGGACCGGCACCACGATCAGCGTGGTGATCACCCCTGCGCCCTCCGGAGGGCCACGACGACACCGGGGCGCCACCCGGTGAACGGGTGCTCCCACGCAGCGACCTCGCCCTCGACGTCGTAACGGACGCCGTCGACGTCCACCTGGTCGGTGTGCAGCAGGTCCGTGCCGGGGGGGGCGTACAAGGTGAGGCCGACGGTCACGCCCGCCCGGCCCGGGTCGTTGTTCTCCGACCCCTGCTGGGGCGCGACGAACGCTCGCGGGATGACGGTCGTGGATGTCGTCGACTCCACCGGGTCGCCGTAGGCGTCGGTGCCACCGGGGGTGGCACGCACGCGGCGGATCACCATGGGATCGTGTCCTCGGTGGGCAGCGTTCCGCCCGTGTCGAACACCCGTGGCGTCTCGAGGTTCTCGCGGGTCGTGGCGAGCGGGCTGACCGATGAGACCCCAACGGCGGCGCGGATCACGGCCCGTTCGGCCTTCGTCAGGTACAGACGCTGCGCGGCGTCGGCGCCGAAGCTGCGGCCGAACGGCCCGGCCTGCTCGGACGTGACGCCCGACGGGTTGCGGACGGCCCGTTCGACCATCGTGGCCACGATGCCGGGGATGTCGGGAGGGACGTCGGCCAGTGCCGTACCTGCGTCGTTGAGCCACGTCTGGCCGGCGTAGGCCCGCACGATCGCCGACGCGTCGGCGAGACGCGCTTCGAGGACGGGGATGTCCGACGAGTCGATCGTCCCGAGGCGGTCCTCGAGGTCGGCGATCGTCGCGAGTGCAGGTCGGGCCACCGTCGCCTCCGAAGGTCAGGTGAGCGGGCCCGGCCCGGGGGTAGGCCGGGCCCGCTCGAAGGGGGTCAGGAACCGCCGAGCGTCAGCTTGACGGCCCGGACGAGGATCGGGTCCCCGTCGGCGTCGGGCACGAACTTGCCGTCGCCGTCGATCGAGCCCTTGTCCAGCGTGGTGCCGACGCCCATGAAGGTGTCGGCGAGCAGCCGGTCGGCGGGTCCGTTCGAGTCGGTCGGCAGGTAGTCGCGCAGGACGCGCAGCTGCAGGCCGCGGTAGGTCTGCTGGGCGCCCCAGGCGGCACCCGAAGGGACCTCGGGGGCGACCAGGGCGAGCGGGAACGCCGTGCGGTGCGCGGCGATCGCCACGTCGGGGTCGAGACCGATCGCGGTGACAGCGGTGAAGCCGGCGATGCGACCGATCACGGCCTGGCGCAGGGCGTCGCTCGAACCGCTCAGGTCGTACTGCGACAGGCGGGACGACTTGAGCAGCGCGGCCTCCACGTTCGCGCCGACGGCGAGGAACCGGTCGGCGGAGGGGACGCCGTGCAACACCAGCGCCGTGCGGGCGTCGACGATGCCGGTGTACGGGTCGTCCTCGTCGAGGGTGACCGTGACCTCCGGATCGGCCCCGGCCATCTCGTCGCCGATCAGCTCGTCGACCTTGCGGACGACCGAGCTCATCACGGGAGCGGTGACCTGCTCACCGAAGTTCGAGATGTCGAGGGTCAGTTCCTCGTCGGTGATCCGCACCGCCTTGTAGACGTGCGTGTCGAGGGTCACGTCGACCGAGGTCTCGTCGAGCTCGTCGACGGTGAGTCCCGACGCCGCGCGCATCGTCCGGGTCCGGGCGCTGACGAACGACGGCACCCGGAGGGTGACGGTGTCGTTCTTCGCGCCGCGGAAGCGGTCGGCGCCCAGGTCACGCCACGTGAACTGGGCGAGCACGGTGTCTCGCTCGAGCACGCCGAGCATCTGGCTCACGACCTGCTCGGCCTTGATGAAGGTGTTCACCACGGGGACCTCCTTGGGTCAAAGGGTTGGCCGCGGCGGCTCCGTGGCGGGGCCGTGCGGGGTTGCTCAGATCCGCGGGACCGCCTCGGCCAACTTGGCCGGGTTGGTCTCCACGGGCTCGTCGGTGGGGTCCGTGCCACCCGACAGGGATGGCGCGGGCCTTGTCGACGGTGGGGGCGTCGCACCCCCCTTGACGGGGAACGCTTCGAGGATCTCGGCCGCGTCGGCCTCCAGTTCCTCGAGCGTCGAGCCGACCAGACGCTTCGCCTGGGCGGAGCTCAGCCCCTTGTCGATCGCCACCTGCAGCCGATCACGGCTGAGGGTGGTCTCGACGAGGGACTTCTTGGCGGCGTCGAGCTCGTCGCGCAGCTTGTCGACCTCCGACTTGTCACGGTCCTCGAGGTCCTTGAGGCGCGTGAGTGCCTCGTTGAGCTTGCGCTCGGCGTCGCGCCGGGCCTTGCGCTCGGAGTCGAGAGCCTTCTTGCCGGGGTCACCGAGCTGGTCGCCGGTGGGCTCGTCGCCGTCGTTGGGGTTGGGATCGTCAGCCATCGCGGCCGTGCTCCTTGTGGGTGCGTCGCCCGGCCCTCGCGGCCGGGACGGGGTGGCGAGGACCGGGGTCCTCGCTCGGTCAGGCGGCAGCTACGAGCTGCCGGAAGACGTTGGTCGTGTCGCCGTCGGCGTCCTTGGCCTGTTGCCACAGGTCGGCCCAACGCTGCGACCCCGCGGGCCAGCCGGCGTCGGGCCGGTAGACCGGCTCGACGGTGCACGAGCAGCCGTCGTGAGCCTTGAACTCGGCGGTGTCGCGGCCCTTGTAGACCGGGCCGCGGCTCGCCACCATGGCGCAGAAGCCACACGGCTTTCCTGAGGTGACGCGCGCCCAGCCGAGCGCCTGGTCGTCAGCCTCGACGGTGCCGAGGAGCAGACTGCGCCCGCCAGCGAGCACATGGCGCATAGCGGCGCGAGCCGACGTGGCCTGAGCGACGTCGGCCGCAGTTCCGAGTGGAACACCCGATGCCATCTGCCGCTTCACCTGCACCGGCCCAGTGACCAGCATGCTCGTCGCGAGCACCTCGGCGCCGACGGTGGTCGGCGACACAACCGGGAGGGTGACCGCCGAGCCGAGCTCCACGGCCTTGAACGCCCTCAGATAGTTCTCGGCGAGGCGAGTCGACGCGACCTCCTGGGTCGAGATGATCGGGCGGACGGCCGTCAACCACCGCCGGAACGTACCGTCGAGGTCCTCGAGGTCGAGTAGAGGCCAGACCTGTCGCATCTGCGCCACCGTGCGGGCGGCGAGACGCTGCTGGGCGAGACGGTGCGATTCCGTCAGTCGTGCGGCAGCGGCGGTGGCTGCCACGTCACACCACGGAGGGATCGGGCTGCGCCGAGGTGTTGCCGGCGACCAGCTCGGCGAGCAGGGCGTCCATGCCGCCGCGGTCGGCGGCGATCGCCTTCGCTTCCTCGACGTCCTGCTGAGTCATGCCCGGCACCTTCGGCCAGAGCACCTCAGGCGGGAAGCCGAGCATCTGCACGAGCTTCCCGAAGGCGTCCACCGCCTGTGCGATCGACCGGATCGACGTGTCGGCCCAACGGACCTGAGCGTTGAAGTCGGATGCGCCGCCCTGGTCGCCGAGCACGTGGCAGGCGAGGCGGATGAACTGCTCGTGCGTCTCGCCGAAGGCGTGCTTGCGCTCGTCGCTCTTCGCCGTCAGCGAAGCGCGAGCAGCGGCCAACGCTTCAGCCGACAGGTTCGCGAGCTGGCCGAGCAGCTCGTACGCCGGCGTCTGGGACACCGCTGCGAGAACGGTCAGGTCTGATTCGTGCGCCTTGATGAAGCCTTCGAGCGGTGAGGCGGGGAGGGACCCGAACTTCGTGTCGGCATCTTCGGCGACGAGGAAGTCCTCGACCTTGAGTCGCATCTTGACCTGCTCGGGTGTCGTGCCCGCAGCCGCCGCGCTCTCCGTCACCGACATGCCCGAGATCGTGCGCACGATCCACGAAGCGAACCGCTGTACGACGAGACGGTCGAACTTCGTCTGGTCGATGGAGCCGAGCACGGGGATGAACGGCTCGACTTCGCCGGCCGCGCGCCCCTCGAGGTCGAATCGGTTCGTGTACCGCACCACGGGACACACCCCGACGCCGTGCACCTCCGGGTCGCCGACGAGGGTGGGACGTCCATCGATGCCGTCGACGTCGAAGGTGAGGACCTGCTCGTCGTCGAAGAACCAGACGCGCAGCTTCTCGGGGCCGTTGGGCTTCACCCGGATCGCGTAGACGGGGTACTCGTCCCATGCCGGATCGGCGTACACGGCGAGCATCTCGCGGGGCGACACCCCGCGCATCATCGGCATCGGCTCACCGCTCAACTGCAGTCTGCCGGGGAGCACCAGGCCATAGGCGACGCCGTAGGTCAGCACGGCCCGATGGATCGCCAACTGACGCGAATCCATGCCGTTGGCCTGCCAGATGTTCCAGCCGGTCGAGTCCTCAGGGACCTCCGGGCGGCGGTAGCCCTCGACGTAGAGGGTCTGAGCGACCGACGAGACGATCAGGTCACCCCATGGCGCCTGACTGCGCGCGGCCAGCTCACGGTACTCCGCCGTAGCCTGGGCCGGCTTGTGCGGCGGCTCGTGGTCCCAACGGGCCCATGCGTCGATCCGGTCGAGCTTCTGACGCTCGGAGCGCCAACGGCCGAGCAGGTCGTCGCCGATCAGGGCGGCGGCTTCATCGCTTCGCAAGATGAACCACCTCCAAGATGGGTCAGACGACGACGCCGCTGCGTCGGCTGCGACCGCCGGTCGCGTTCATGACGATCCGTCGCAGCATCCGTGCGCCGACAGCGCACACTGCAAGATCGATCTTGCGGGCCGACTCGCGGTGTTCCTTCGCGAGCGACACGCCGTAACGGTTCGGTGCGCGACGAGCGTTCTTCAGGTGTTGCACGAGGGCCGGGTGACCGTCGTGCGTGAGCGTCCCGTCTTCGAGCTCCTTCGTGAAGCGCATGGCCGCCTCCGTGAACTGGCGGTTGCGCTCCGGGGACGCCATGTCCCACATGATCGAATGGCGGCCGTCGCCCGATCGCACGGCCCAGTACTTCAGGTCCCTGCCGAAGTCGCGGTGCCAGCCGTCGATGATCGAGTCCCACCAGCCCGTGACGTCGTCGTCCTTCATGTGGCCCGGGTCGGCGAAGAACGCGACCACCCGTCCACCCTCGAGGACGTCGCGCACCACACGATCGACCTCGTTGCGATCGACCACCCAGCCGGCACCGGCCGAGCCGTGCGGGCGCTGCCAAACACCTGCGGTCAGCAGGTGCCCGTCGTCCATGCGTGCGAGCACGAACCCTGTCGCATCATCGGACTTCGAGCCGTCGAAGAAGGCGACCAGGTCACCACTGCGAGCGGCGTCGTCGCGGGCGGCGAGGTCCACGTCACGAGGATCCACCCACGCGTCCTCCGCCGCGACGCGCTGGTTGTACCAGAAGCGCCGTGAGCGGCTCGGAGGGTTGCGGGTATCGAGGATCGACTTGACGATCCGATCTGTGTTCAGCCACACGGAATCGCCACGCACCGAGCGCACGACCTCCGGTGCAGCCTCGGCCGAGAGCGGCGCATCCGGCGCAGCCTCGAGTGAGTCGTACAGGATCCCGGTCGTCAGCGACTGCCCCGATGAGGCGAGCGCGTAGGCGTCCCAGTCCCTCTCGGCGACCGAATCACGTCCCGGCTCGGGAGCATTCGTGATCGCCAGCCGTCGAGCTGCGCCGTCAGCGGACTTCGTAGCGTTCCGCTCGATCACCGCCGCCATCTCGTGGCCACCGTTCGACGCGTCCCAGTGCTGCGTCTCGTTCGCCAGCACGTGCGTCGCCCGGGCACCCTCCAGGGTCGCCGGGGATGAGGTGACCGCCTGGATCAGCCGCTCGTCACCCATCGCGTGGATGAGCTCCTTGCCGACCTGCACCCGGTAGTGCGCCCTCGCCTCCGCAGTGAGCAGGCCCGGCATCAGCCTCATCGTGTTCTTCGTCTGTTCGAGCGACGTCGCCGCCGTCTGCACCCAGGCGTCAGGGCAGTCCGTCGCAACCGGCTGGTCGCCGTCCATGCCTGCGACCCGACACGGCCCGAGGGCTTCGAGGTACAGCAGGCAGCCGCCGGTCGGGTCCTTGCCCCAGCCCTTCAGCCGCTGCAGGACGCCGTCGCGGAACAGCCACTCCCCGCGCTCGTCGACGGCGAACCACCACAGGATGAAGCGGGCCTGCTCCAGTGTGAAGCGCCACGGCTTGTCCCGCCCGTGCTGCAGTTCCGTGCCGCACCAGCCGAGAGCATCCCAGCCGATCGTCGCGTCGGGGAGCAACCAGTGGCCATCGTTCGTGGTCCGCCACGTCGGGCCGATCCGCAACGGCTCCCACCTGCACCCCGACCAGGGGAAGGTGGCCGGCTCGGCGAGCTGGCGGCGATACCAGGAGACGACCTCGTCGTGGTCAGCTCCGGTCGCGACGTCGACCGTCGCTCGCTTGGCCACCGATCAGGCCGAACGACGCCACCGGGCGTGCGCAGCCTCCCGCGCCGCCTCCGAACGGGCGGCACCCTGCCGGCCATCCTCGTCGGGGAGCTTCAGCGACCCCAGCAGGCGCTGCAGCGTCGAACGGTGCTGCCGGATCTCGGACACCAACGGGTTCGCCACCGGCTGACCCTGCGACCCTGCGACCACCATCTCACCGACGACGAGCTCGGCCTCGAGGCGGTCGATCAGATCGATCTCGCGACAGGCATCCTCCAGGATGCGCAGCTCGTCAGGACGCAGCTCGTAGGTGACGGTCAGTTCGTTCCAGAGCTTCCGGGCCCGAGGGCCCAGTTTCGTTGGTGGCGTGCGCTTGGACATCGGGGTCTCCCTTGCCCTGTCGCAGGGCGAGCGTCGGGCCGTCGCGGTCCGATCCGAGGGTGAGGAACTGCTGGCAAAAGCCCGTCAGGGCGCTCGCACAAGGTCAGGTGCT